ATCTACGCCTGCGATGACATGTATGCCGTGAACAACTTCACGATGGCCGAGGTCCTGTTCCCGAAGATTGTCCAGAAGGACATGGGAGGAGACGCGCACAGCGAGAACGGCTGGCAGCGTGACATGGCGAAGACCAGGGCGCTCTGCCTGAAAGAGGGGATGAAACTCCACAACTGGGTCTGCCACCTTCCCGTGTACTACGAGTGGGACAAACTGTTCGCCATCTACGACAAGTACGATTGCGACCACCAGTCCTATATCGTCGAGAACCTGTACTTCAACACCTACTTTGCCGACCGTGTGCCGTTCCGGCTCGACTTTGACAAAGATAACCTCAAGTGCGGCGTTTATCGCAGCAATCCGCGCATCTACCTCATCGAAGATGCGCTCAAGAACAAAATTTGGATTCAGAACTCTCCTGAGGGTTGGATCCGTGAACTTGACGAAATCCTGAGCAAGCACTATGCGGAAGTCCGATAAATTTCTTGCCGGAGAATATGAGACCGTATCAAAGGCCCCCTGTGTTGTCATCGCCGGGGGCCGACGGTACAAAGTCCGTCAGGTTTCAAACAAAGTCAAGGAGCGCATCGCTCTCCTGGAGCAGGAGGCGCAGGTTTTGGAAGCCCAAGGGAAGGAAGGTGTATCTCAGAAAAGCGCGAAGACGCTGACCAAGAAACTCTACTCCCTCCATGCCAAGAAGGCTGCTTACTACCTTCTCGGCAACTGGGCCATTTTCCTGCCTTTCGTCTTCTGGATTAAATGGCATATCCTGCAACTCCGGTCGAACGAGGAAACCTTCAAAATCATCGGAGCGGGGGCCGTTAGTGATGACGTGGGTTTTTTCTCAGCCAACTGGCAACTCTCAAGGCAGGAACGCGAACTGTTTATGAAGCCGGTTGGCGAAGTCGCCAAGCAAGCGCAAGAGCGGCTGGAGAACGTGATAAATATGTTGGAGACGGACGCTTTGGGGATAAAAAAGGAAGACAAGTAAACCCCGCCTTCGAGATCTCCACTCACAACGAGCGTATCAAAAGCATATACGGCAATTACAACTTCTGGTCGTGGCTCCGGTACTGGTACCTGGATACGGCCAATTTCGTCACAATGCTGCTGATTGACAAGGGCTATTATGACTACGACTTCGAGAAGGTCCAAAAGATTGCCCTCGTGTCAACAACCAAGAAATCCAAGGCGGAAGTTAACCAAATTCTTCGTAACTTTGGACTGCCGGTCGAGGAAGAGAGCGAAGACGAAAAATTGCAACAATTTATAATCAAGGAGGAACAAAAACATGGCAACTGAATTACCTGTTTTTATTGACATAGATAAGGCGTTTAAGGAGGCGGCTGGCAGGGTAAAAACCGCAATGAAGCCATTGCAGTCGGTGCTTGATTCGGCACCGGCTTCGCTGTTTATTGATGTCAAGATTGGCAAATCCAAGAAGGTTCTTGCCGACCTCTTCCTGGACGAGACCACTTCCGTCCAGAAATTCCAGGAGGCGTTGAACAGCGTCGAGGCTAAGATAAATAAATTGGCGGCGAAGGGTGGATTCAGCCTGCTTAAGGGCCTTACCGGAGAGGAGAAGAACCTGCTTGAGGCGGCGACAATCCTTGAGTCGAAGATTAAAGGCGTTGGGAACGCCTCTTCGACCATGGGTAAAGTCCTCACCATAAACATGAAGACTGCCGAGGCTGAGATTGCAAAATATACTGCGCAACTCGACAAATTACAGCGCAAGCAGAATATGGCCGGTAAGTTAACCGGCGGTACCGATCCGAGGGTTGACTATTCCAAGTACGGAAAGCAAATCGACCTTATCAATGCGAAGATTCAGCAGCAGCGGACGTTCCTTTCCGCATGTGCGATTGAACTTGACCGAATGGGGCTGGGTGCCGCAAAGGTCGGTGTTGCTGTTGATCTCACAAACAAGCAGGCGATTGAGATGGCGGCGAGTTTTCGCCGTGGGCACGAGTATATCCAGCGTTGGAATGCTGGGTTTGCAACGGCTGGCTCCCACCTTGGCGCCTTGATTAAAAGTTCGGTTACACTTATCGGTCTGCATTCGGCCACCAGGTTTATTCAGAATGTGCGAAACGTGACGGCTGAGTTTGAAATGCAGCGCGTTGCTCTCGGCGGTATTATCCAAGACACCGAGAAGGCCGAATCGCTGTTTAAGCGATTGAAGGCTGCTGCCATTCAGTCTCCGTTCGAGATTAAGGACCTGGTGTCTTTCACGAAGCAGTTGTCTGCTTATCGAATCGAGACCGAAAATCTGTTTGACGTGACCATGCGGCTGGCTGATATTTCTGCCGGTCTTGGCGTTGACATGTCGCGTCTTGTGCTTGCTTACGGACAGGTTCGTGCTGCCGCTGTTCTCCGTGGTCAGGAATTGCGTCAGTTTACTGAGGCTGGTATCCCTCTTGTTGACCTGCTGGCAGAGAAGTTCTCGAAATTGAATGGCCGTACTGTGAAGACCGCAGAGGTGTTCGACCTTATCTCGAAGCGTGCTGTTCCTTTCTCCATGATTAAGGAGATTTTCGAGGACATGACGAATGCAGGCGGCATATTCTACAAGATGCAGGAAAAGCAATCCGAGACGCTTAAGGGACAGTGGATGAAGTTGAAGGATGCTGCGTCCATTATGTACGACGAAATTGGTAACACGGATTCAGTGCATAATGCAATGACGGACCTCTTGGCTGTATCCATGAAGTTGATGCAGAATTGGCGCGAGACTGGAAAGGTTCTTGGTGCCGCCGCTGCCTCCTATGTTGCATATCGGGTTGTCATAGCCAATGCGAGAATAGCGGCCAACGCGCTTACTGCTGCCGAGGTAGCGGAAATTTCCGCGTTGGAGTTGAATACCGTGTCTCGCAGCAAACTGATTGCGGCCATCTGGGGTGAGGCTACTGCGACGAAGGTACAGATAGCGCTCGGAAACGCCTATGTTGCGGTGAAGCAGAAGGAAATGATGGCAACCAACTTGTTCACTAAGGCGCTTTATAGAATGCTTGCGGCAATGCTGAAAAACCCGTATGCGCTCGCTGCCGCCGCCATTGCCGCATTGATAGTTGTTATTGTCCGCCTGGCGAAGAAAACCGATGATTCGAGGATTTCTATTGATAAGTTCCAGAAGTCCATCGAGGCGTTTAATAAAGCAGATTCTCACGCAAAGGACATTGACAAGTTATGTGATAAATACGACCAACTGTCGAAGAAAACCAATCGCTCGAAAGAGGAGACCGATGAGTTGGTGCGCGTGACCAAGGAACTTGGCAGAGCATATCCACAGGCGATAACTGGGACCAACGCGCAGACTGGCGCACTCGATCTGAATACTGCGGCCATCCGTGAAAACAACAAGGAGGCTCGCGAGGCCATTAGGCTTGCCCTTGAGCGTGACAAGCATAAGGCCGAGACAAGCATGTCTGATCTTGTAGAAGAGAGAAACAAGATTATCCAGCAACTCCAGAGCGGAAAGGGCGGTTATTGGCAGATCGGTTCCCAGTTTTCTCCTGGTGGGTATGTTGAATATGACCTGAGTGACGATGACAGGGCAAAACTTGGTGAGCGCCTGATGGAAATCAACCAGCAGATTGGTGACTTCCAGACTGCTATCGACGAGGCGGATGCGGCGTTACAGGGATTGACAAAGGACCTTATCGGCCCTCCGCTTCCGGACTTCTTTGGGGACGCGTGGCGCTCTCAACTCAATAGTTATACTACAACGCTTAAAAGCACCGGCACTGCCATAAAAGCCCTGACGAAAGACCAGATTGAGGGCTTTGGCGACCAGATGGAGGCGCTTAAGGCAGTTGCTAAGGAGTACGAGGCGCAGACTGCCCTGGTTGACTTCTACACGAAGGCCCTCCAGACGGCGACCGGGGCGAGGAAAGTGCAGACGCAACAGTCTCTTGATGATGCGTTGCTGATGCAGGCTATGTATAAGAAGATTCTTGAGGACTTCAACGCTCTCGACCTTCTTAAAACGCCCCATGGCACCGGCTACTCTCAGGATCCATTCATTCGTCAAATGGAAAACCGCGTGAAGTTTATGAAGGACTTCAAAAAGGGGTATGACGATTTGAATATGTACATGAATAAGGCTGGCGCTCTTGGCAGAGAGAGCGATATCATGCTTTCTCGCGGACTTTCTTTGGGCATCAGCGCGTCCGACCAAAAGCGTGCCGCCGAAGAACTTTCTGGTTGGTACACCGATATGATGAATGAGGCTTTTGAGAAAGCGAAGAAGCATGGAGCGAGCGGCGATTTGACAACTTTCCTCAGCCAGCAGATTACAGGCAGTTCAAACAAGGCGAAAGCGCTCCGTGATTTTCAGGCGCTATTGCAGTCGCTATGGGATGCTAAGACCGACCTCGATACCACTCAGAAGACGAAGGATTTTGAGGACGCCTTCAAGCGCATGAAGGACGATTTGAGGCAGAGCGAGACCGTGAAGAAGTTCTACGATGATCTCCTGTCCATGACCGGTGATTCCGACCTTGCCACGACCATCACGGTGTCCGTTTATGGCGGCATCGGCCAGGACTTCAAGGAGCGTATGCAGTCGCAGTTGAATGAGGCTTTCGCGTCCCTTGGCGCCGATGCAAAGACTCCCGAAATGAAGGCTGCTATTGACAGTCAGGATTTCGGGTATATCCTCGACAATCTTAGTCAGTTCCCGAAGGAGTGGCAGGATGTCTTGAAGGACATGGCCAAGGACAGCCAGAAGCACTATGCCGACATGATGATGGATATTGCGAAGGCGTATGAGAAGGCCAAGGACTACGACGAGCGCAGAACGGATATCCATAACCGTGAGGCTCAGCGCAGGGTTGAAATTGAAGAGTGGTACAAAAGGGAACTTGAGCGTATCCGGAAGGAGGAGGAGGCAGGTCAGATTACTTCTGACGAGGCTACGGCCCAGCGAGCGAAAGCAGCGAAAGTTAAGGATACTTACACTGCCGCATCGAACCAGAAAGAGGCAAAAGAAACAGCCGCCATTGACGTCGAGGAGTTAAAGAACACCTATGAATGGACAAAGGCTTTTGAAGACCTCGATCGTGTCGGGAATAAGACTCTTTCGGACCTTGCCGTCAAGATTCAGGAAATTATTGACAAGGAGGGCAACCTTCTTACTCCTGAGCAGTTGAAGGCTATGTCTGATGCTTTGGAAAAGGTTAAGAATACCGGGGCATCCAGGAACCCTATCACGGCTGTGAGCGAGGGCTTTACAGGCGCGAGACTTGCCAAGCAGGGTATGTCCGCCATTGCCTCTGGCGATCCAACGGCAATTAACAATGCGAAAAAGGCGATTGATGCCTTCAATGAATCCGCAAAGGGTACTGTTAAACTTGATTTTGACCACCTTGAGGACGGCTTCCGTGATGCAAATAAGCAGATGGAGAAGGGTATCGAGGGAATGGCTGACTATGTTAGTGCATGGGGCCAGTTAGCAAGCGGATTGCAGACCGTCCGTGATTACATGGGTGAGGTGTTTGATATTGAGGATATTCCGATTGTTGACGAAGTGTTAAAGGGCGTAACGGACTCACTCTCCTTCATATCGGCCATTCTCCCGGTGATTATTACGCTGAACGGCATCTTGAACGGCACCCTTATGATGAACCCCTTCATCGCCATGGCCGCAGGTATCATTGCGACCATCGGTGCTGTTGTCGGTCTCATTAAGGGTATTATCAATGCAAAGGTTGAGCGCCTGAACAAAAAGATTGAGGAGCAGGAGGATATTCTGCACAACCTTGAGAAGGACTATGACGCCCTGGATAAGGCCATCCAGAAGGCTTTCGGCTCCGATTATATCAGCACCTACAACCAGCAGTTGAAGATAATGGAGGCCCAGATTGCCGCATATCGTGAGCAGGCCAGACTGGAGCGAGAGAAGGGTAAGAAGGCTGATGAAGATACGGCGAAAGGGTATGAGGAGGAAGCCGAGAAACTTGAGCAGAAGATGGCTGAAATGCGGTCACAGGTTTCCGAGTTCATGGCCGATTCCGACGTAACCTCTGCGGCCAAGTCCTTCGCTGAGTCCTGGATTGACGCCTACAAGCAGTTTGCTTTCACGTCCGGGGCCATCAAGGAGAACTTCAAGGAGATGATTGATTCCATGGTGGTCAACTCCCTTGCGGCCAAGATCATCCAGGGAATCTTGCAGCCCATCTTCGACGATATTGACCGCCTGGCCCAGGAAGGCGAGGAACTGTCCGAGCAGGATATTGCGAATATCGCCGCTGAGACAGAGGTTGCCACTGAGAAGATTGACACCGCCATGCAGGCCCTCATGCAGCGCCTTGCTGCCGCCGGTATCAACATGCGTGCGACCGGCAGCGACCTTTCCGGCATCAGCAAGGACATCGCCGGTGCGTCTGAGGAGAGCATCAACGGCCTGGCGGCAGGCATCAACACGCAGAACTTCTACATGTCGTACATGCCTGCCATCAGCGCGACAGTAGATGCCATCCTCGCGGCCATCGGAGGCTCCACCGGGGAGAACACTGCTGCCGGTCGTGCCATGGCCAGGGCCGCTTCCGCTGATAACCAGACCGGCCAGACCTTCGGTGACGAGACATTCCGTGGACAGATGCAGCGCATCGACGAGAACATTTCGGAAATACGCTACATGCTCAAGAGCGTGATTACCCCGAAGAGTGCGAATACAAACACTCATGCGGTTGCGACAAAATAAAATACTTTTTGTATCTTTGCGCTATGAAGGAGAACCAATGGAAATCAGTCGTAATTGCGGATGCCATCAGTAAGGGCATCTGCAATGAATATGCCGAACTGCTGAGCAGGAGCAAGGATTTACCGCAATTCCTGCACCTGTACCGTCGTGGTGTTGACTGGTCCCTGGAGAATGACTGTCCTTCGATTGCTCTGATGCGTCAGTTTCCGGAAGAGAGGCTTGACTTGCATGGTATTTTCATAGACAAACACTTTGACGGCGATGTCCTGATTGACCGT